TCGGTGTAAGACCACCAAACTGCTCGCTAGTACTATAGCCACCCACAGGAACTTTGTATTCTACATTGTCAGGACTTACCTTAGACATACCACTGGTAACTTGGGAAACATAATCTAAAATCTGTGCTAACTTCTCTACCAGACCATCCAGTGGTCCTGTGATAAGCTGGGAAATCGCCAAACCAAAATCACCCCAAGCAGCGGAGAGCTGCTCGACGCCAGTTGCTTGACCTTCGGTACTATCTGCTAATGCACCATAGCGTTCTAGGGCTTGATCCAACACAGCTTGCTGATAGGCTTGCTGTTTGGTCATATTTTGATCTGCTTGCATTAGAGCTTCTTGCCGTACTCTTACATCATCGTACTGCAAGCCTAGTTGATCAAGACGCTGACCACGCTGCGAAAAGAGTTCCAAGATAAGATTCTGCGTGACGTAGTCAGCAGGTTCACCAATAGATAGTGAAATACCACGAATAGCTTTTGCGAATTGTTCTAGTTCTTTTTCGCTATCGGCAAAGCCGACAGCCTGTAAGCGCACGACGCCAGCCAGTTGTTTGCTCTTGGTAAGAGCTTCACCTGTCGCTTTGTCATACACTTCCAGTAAATCATTTAACTCTTCTTGTGTTCCCGCCAGAGTACGGCCAGCCAAGTCCTGACGAGCATAGGTACGAGCCAATTCATCTGCGGCAGCAACACCGTCAATCATGGCATTGGTAACAGAGGAAACTCCCTGAACGAGTGCGCCGCCAGCCAAGCCACCAGCAATAGTCCCTGCAACTGCACCAAAGCCACCACCACCCCCCATTAAGCCACCAGCGACTTTACCTATGCCAGCGAGCGTACCCCCAAAGCCACCACCAGCGGCTTGCTTCGCGGCTTGATATTGCTGCCGCAATTGAGCCATTGTAACTTGATGATTCTGAGTACGGGTCTGCATCGTAGCTTTAAGAGCTAGAGTCTGCTGTCCCATCGTAGCCATAACTACCTGATGAGCGGCAGTAGCTTGCTGCATTGTTACTTGATGATTTTGCTTTGACAGCTGACCCGTAGACTTCAAAGCTCCCATCTGCTGCTTATGTAAATTATCAGATTGCCTGAAAGCTAGATCAGCAGTCTGATAAGTAGATTTAAAGTTTTGAGCAGAAGTTTGGGATCGAGCTCTAGCTCGCTGCATCCATTTGGAATGAGCTTGATCATCTGCTTTTATTTCAGCAGATTTGTCTTTCATTTTCTCAAGATGTTCTTGTCTTGAGATTTGACTCTTACCCTGCGTCTTCGCTAAAGCATTCTTCGCTTTAACTGTTTCAGTCGTAGCTCTAGCGGCTTCTTCCTTAGCTTTTTGGAAAGCAATTCTAGCTTCAGTACCCATAATCCGCAAGCTGGCATTGACGGCGTCAAGCGTCTTATCAAAATTGACGACATCTTTTTCCATAGCTTGCGTAGCCGCCTTGATGACAGCTACCGCCTGATTTATTCCCTTGACTACAAACTCAATCTCGGCAGAGACCTTTGGACCGCCTGTGCCGCTGCCACCACTCAGATCATCACTCATGGCTCGTCTGGTTTATACTCCCATCTTCTGATGCCCCTAGTACCAGCATCTGCTGCCGCTAGGATTTGAGCAATACCATGTGATTCAAAATTACCGAATTCGGTTGGCTTCTTCTTAACTTTGTTAGAAGGCAACTTAAAATTCTGGGAAAGCAACTGCTGAAGAGTATACTTCCTTTCCCATTTTGGCTGTGTGGGAGAACCAGTATTATGTTCTTCCTGTGAAGCATTCTCAATCACACGACCAAAGGTTGTGACGGCAGCATCAAACAGATAGGCAGTCAGTCGATCTTCTATGCAAACAAGATCAGAGGGACGGCTGTGGGTCGCCGACGCCGTTTGCCACAACAGCCACATCTGCTGGCGATCCTGGACGAAACCTATACAATGCTTCGGCTGGCGCAAAGACCAGACGGAAGATGAATGAGCGATCACCAAGATCCATATCTTCTATGGTTATCTCGTCATCGGCTACTGGATTGTCCACGATCTTGGGAGATATCAGTCCTGCCGTACAGACGATCTTCAAGCTATCTAGCATGTTGATAGCTTCCTCTTGATCTTCTGGCGTGGTAAGGAACTTCTCAAACTGATCATCTTCACCACGATCGTAGATAAGATCAAGCATAAGCGTCGTCAGCACAGGGGGAATCTTACCTAATCGTAGCAACGAATCGGGACGTACAGTACGAATACGTACCAAATTCCCACTATAAGGGAGCTGAATCAGCTCCCCTTCCTCACGATTCTTGCGCCAAGTTGCACCAGACGTTACGGGTAAGTCGTTCATGAAACTCCTTATGGGAGCATTGCGATATTGGTAGGTGGCAGAGCAGTAATCGGCACATCGGTAGGATGTGTGATGATATTGATTGCTCCCCAACGATTGTCATCAACAACTTGCATGGTCACTTCAGGAATGGTGAACGTACCATATTCCATCTGCGCCAACGTGAAGCCAGACATCACCTTACACTTCGGCAACCACAGCCAAGTATCACCCGATTCTGCCGAGAGTGCCTTGAGGATAATCCCAACATAAGGCATCTTCTGTGCGCCAGCAATCATCAACTGCTTAGTTGAAGATGGTGACGAAGATGTGACTGCCTTGCCGAGCAGAATGGCTAGGGTGTCAAGATTCAAACCACCCCATCTCATCTGCACCGTACCACCAATTGCTGAAGAAGCAATGGCTGTCTGTGTATCATCACCAGTTAGGATTGCACTGATGATTTCCAACGTAACGCTACCCATCTGGATAGACATGATGTCACTTCCAGCGGGAGGGAGATAAGTCGGTGAAGCAGGTGCAATGCCAGCCGTCCATGCACCAATCTTAGCATCATTAAGACCAAATTGTGGTGATCCCTGATCAAAAGGCATTTCTTCCTCCTAAACTATTTAACCCAATCAATAAGACCCAAATTAGCCATACCTTGAAGACCTGCACGAAGTCTACCAGGCCAGTAGTCCAGAGCTGGCCCTATGATGCCCCATCTACCCTGATAGGCAAGTTCTAGCCAGACGCCATATTCTGTATCTGGATCATAGGACATTCTGATAACACCTATCGGCCCCACAGTCTCATCCACGTATGCAGTCAAACCTTCGCGAGCATGGATTAAACCTGCTGGACGCTGATCATCTGGACGATCCGTCCAGGGAGCATTGTCCTTCATCCATTCTTCAATTTGCGGAGCATAGTCATGCGCCACAAACTTACCCGACAAGAGCACTTGATCGATGAAGGTGTTTGCTATTTCGGGAAAGCGCATAGTTGGTGGAACTGTCCATTTGACGCCCATAACCTGATTCCTTCGCGATTACATCTATCAAGTTTGCTGCCGTATCCATCCAAGTTTGGTGGGAAGATAGCCAGTTCCTAGCTTCCAAACCTATGAGCCTTGCTGCATCTGGTTCATCATAGCAAGCCAGCATAGCTTCCGTAACTCGGTTCACATTTGCTACTTCCCAAGTACCACCACCACCCAATTTGGATGAATCGTTAATATCTCGCATCTCTCCAGGCGGCAGGACGATAGCCCATTCTGGCGTATGCCCATCATCCAGTCCTGTATTCTGCATCAGAATTACTGGAAGCCCCATCATCGCTGCTTCACGATGTGGCATCCCCCAACCTTCCGAACGTGACGGCAGAGCTACACAATCTGCTTGCCGATAAAGATCCGTCATATCTGGATACTCACTTATATCCACTTTAATACGTGGATCCCAATCTTCAGCTTTCGATATCTTCGTTAGCATAGGATTGCTGTTGGGCAAGCTCTTGATGATGAGGCGCACATTTTGATTGCCAGTGGTCTTACCACCGAAGGCTTTGTAGAAGGCATTATACACTTCATGCCAACCCTTGCGATCTCCTCTATCAGCCAGAGTCAGGAACGTGTAGGGTCTATCTACCTTTTCAGTAATCAATGGGAACTCATCTGGATCAGTACCTAGATGCACCACTGAGATGGGAAAGCTGAAACCACTATCGGCAAACACATTAGCACAGAACTGAGAAGGTACGAGCAAGCGTTCTACATTTGCTCGTTTGATCTTCTTCACTGTTGCTGCCGCCAGCTTGTTCCCTTCACACATTGTGAAGAGCCAATGCTTTCCCGGAATTCTGAGAATGGAGCTCAGATCAAGATAGGATATTGTAAGATCATCCGAACGAATATCCATCTGATTTAACATCCACTCTGGTCTCTCCAGATCACCTGCTGTCATCGCTTTAACATCTACACCAAACACCTGTAGATGTTGCACCATGCGCGAAGAAGATCTTCCGAACCCATTGTGCTGAAGATAGTAGCTAATCCAGTTTAATCTCACGCCGCTCTCCGTAGATGCTTAGACATGAAGTCAGTTCTTACCATCCTGCTGCCAGATAAGCCAGCATCATCCATCAGAGGACCAGTGGTATAGATCCATTGCGTAGGCCAGAAGTTAGGAAACTTATGACCGTGTAGCAAATCGAAGAGCTTTACTAAGATCTTATCTATGATATCGTAAGCCATATCCTGATAGATCCAACATTCTATCGCCTGATTGACACCCACCGTCCGCTCTTTAATATCTGCTACTCGAGTATCTGGTATTGGTGCTCTGGCTTTAAGAACGATGATCGGCAGCAAGTAGCCATCCGAATCATAGGCTGCTGGCGTGGAATCTCTGGTGATACCTTCATTGCTGAGACTGGTGAAGGGATAGATTCCACCCGCTACCAAAGCCATCAGAGCAGCGTCGCTTTCCAGATAGCTAACGAAGAGTTCTTCTATTGCTACAGCTGGAACCAACTGCGCTCGATAACTAGGCGGCATCTTCCCTACCACTTAACATATCACGCACAAAAGCAATGAGATCGATGACATACTCATCTGAAGGTGTGAAGCCATACTTCTCTTCGATACCCGCAGATACCACATCAATATCGCTATCTGGACTTAGCTGATAGAGATCGAATTCTTCAGGTGGTGCTTCCTCGATAGGGGGAGCTTCTGCTTCCTCTTCGTAGGGATCTTGTTCTTCGCTCATTATCCGTATGCCTCCCAGATGCTCTGGATTTCTCCAAGCGTGATAATAATATCGATACATCGGTATTGATCTCCATCGAAAACAAAAACATAGTTTTCTTGGATATCAGTGTTCGGCAAGGTGGCATGATTGCGAATCCCATACACAATCACTTTACGCTTCGGGGCCGTTCCTGCTGTACTCATGGAAGGCGTGGCTGTGTTGTCGCTTTCCACCCTCACCACTTGACCAGGTAGCTTTTGATTGGATGAAGTCTTGAAGACTACAGACATAGGCTTTTCTTGGATTCTATGCCATGCTTGAGCAGCACGTTTCTGCTCGTTGATGACTCGATGTCGGGGAGAATCTACGATTCCCGTAGTCCAAGACTGTAGCTCTACCATGTGTAGCCCCAAGGATATTCTCGCATACGAGGTGGCTGTTGCATCGGCTTGCCGCTTCGCACAGCCCCCAGATCACCAGCGGCAGTGACCGCCTTATCCAGCAAGTCTTCCCAGCGCAACAGCTCTTTTTCAAGTTGAGCGTGCCGCTGAGATGCTTTCTCTGATGTTCTGTTCTGCGTATAATCTACTTCATTTGCAGCTTGCATCAGAAGACGGCGAATGGATATAACTCTAGCGTTGACGGCAACAGAGGTTGCATCCGTTAGGTATTCGCCAGCTTCCAAGAAGATGTCATCTATTACTTCATTAGATAGACTGGCCGTATCGTCGGGCAAGAAGCCCAAATCCATTCGCAATCTTTGCTGTTCTAATGTTGTAGCCATCAGCTACTCCTGCAAAACTAGGTAGGCCAGGTGATCTCTTCGACGGCACGGATAGGATTGGCGTAGATGCCCAACCACACATCCCACACAACCTGATCCATAATGAAGCGGCTAACATCAGCATTGCCCATTGCAGATTCCAATGGTTGCTTCACTAGCGATTGGAAGTCCTGATCCTTGTAACCTGTGTTAATCAGATAGCTCTTGCCAAGTGTGACACCAGGATAGGTGACAGTCTTTTTGCCGCGAGTACCAGACCAGCCAGAGTACCCGATGACGCCAGAAACAAAGTTGACGGCAGCAGAATCCAATGCAAAACCTTCCTGCGGAACACGAGTCAACATGCGCTGAATCATGAAGGTTTGAGCAGGATGGCAGAGCAGGATATAAGGCCCACTTCGAGGATTTGCTGTATCTGTCTGAGAGCTAACAACCGCACTCTCCAGAGTCAAGGCCCAATCTTCTGTGGTGGTAACGCCAGTGGTGATTGCTGCTGTCTGATTCGCAGCCGCATAGGTCGCCGTAAGAATGGGCGAAAGATGCAGATGATTCATCAGCGCATTGTGAGCTTCACCCACCGAACGCTCGATGCGAGAGATCTGCCAGAGCTGATTGAACATCGTCAGCTTCTTGCTATACTCTAGACCAACACCGAACTGACGTTGGGAAACCGAAGCTTCGGCAGAACGCACATGGCCGAACTTGACTTCACCACCTTCGAAGACTTCCTCAAAGATGAAGCCACCTGGCCCCCAATTCTTGATGGTCAGAGTTTCTGGCAATGAGGAATCTACGATGATATCATAGATTGGCTCATACAGGGTTGGCACACGGACACGGCCAGCATCAACCTCATACTTGACGCGAGTGTACCAATCCGCTGCGAAATCATCTGAACCAATGAACTCGTAGACGCTGCGTCCTCCACCCTGATTGATTTCCCGAAGGTTCTTGGAAAGATCAAAGCCAGGAGCAAATTGCATATATGGTTTTTCTTCAAAATCCGTAGCTCCAAAATACTTTACAGGCATTTTCTTTATCTCCTATACTCTACACTACATAAAATGATGATGGAGCTACTACTAGGAAGCTAGTGAGTTCGCCGCCAACATACGCCCGATGACGACATTGTTAGCATCTTTTGCTTCCATTGCCTTGAAGAATGCAACGATTCCTGCTCCGGGAGCCAGGACGTAAGCTGCATCTTGTGGCGTATGACCAGTGACCGAAGCCAAAGTCAGATACACGATAGTACCCTTCGGTACGGCCAGAGCAGCAGGAACCGTGAATTGATAGGCACGATCGTCGATGGCGATGGCAATTGTTTCACCGATCTTACCATCACTTTCTGCGATACCTACCCATCCTTGCGCCACTACAACCTGACCCTTCGCAACAGCGGCAGTCAGTGTGACGTTTACAGCTTTACCGTCATTATCAAAATAACTCAGTAGTCCAGACATTGTAATCTCCTTAACTCCTCAACTTGTGTTATCTATTGCAAAAATCTGCTCTGCTAGAAACTACTGAGCTTTGGTTGCAGGAAGTACGAACCAAGCACCCTTCATCCCAGGTGCGCTGCCTTCAGCATCAGCTTGTGGCTGCATCTGGGTTTGTTGATTTGGCCCCATTGTAGTTTGAAGCTGTCCTTCCAAAGCCTTCTTCACAGAAGCTCGCCCGACAACTTCAGTAAAGATAGTGCCAACTTCTTCAACTGTTTTAGGGTTCTTGGACTCTACCATCTCAATAACCATTTCCCGCACCATCTCAGACTTGATGGCGGTATCACCAGTAGAAGCCATTTCAGAGATCTTCGTCTTGATAGCTTCCTTCTCGCGAGCAGCTTCCCGCTCACGAATCTTCTTTACTTCAGTGATAACATCACCTTCCAGCCCAAGTGTTTCCTTGACCTGATTGGTGTACTCCTGAATAATTGCAGCACGGACATCGGCAGGGAGGGCCGCAACATCGGTTGTCCGCAATTCTCGGATGGCTTGCGCCTTTTCTTCTTCAGTCATTTTCTTAGCTCCTTGTGTTCTGACAACTATGATGCCACCTTCTGTCGCCATTTCTCGCGTCAGCAAGGGAACGGCAGCAAGGTCAGCGATACCAGCACGATCTGCTGGAGCGATATCTATCTGATTGAGCCGCAAGGTAGCGGCAACCATCCGATGAGCTTGCAGGATTTCGTCCCAGACTCCATCCCCTGTAGCATCAATAGAGGTAGCGATTCGCTTCCCCGTTGCACCATAGCGTTGCAGTCGAAGACGAGATTCTCCTGCTGGTAAGAAGCCTTTGCCAAGAAGATATTCCTTGACCCGCATTGCTCCGACCCAATGCACAGCTTCGGCAGGAAAGGCAAAAGCACGCTGGTCAGAAGAGAGATGCCCCATCAATCCAATGGGCTTACCATCTCTAACCTGTCGCTCAAGTTCCAAGAGAAAAGGCTCGTCGTAAAATCTACCATTGCCAGACTTTACATTCGCCTTGCCGATGGGCAGAGTTACGAACACTGGCTTCTCTTCACCGTTCGTAAGCTCTTGGATATCAACATCTTTGAAAATAGGAACTTCTGGGAAGCTCCCCTGAAATTCAGAGATGATGAGGGTATCGTGGAACTGGCCCTTCAGATCTTCTTCAGCCATGAGGCCTCCTTACGAAATCTTCCCAGTCGAGCTAGTGGGTGAAGGGGGAGGCGTAGAAGCCGACGACGGTGATGCAGTTCGAGCAGATGGTTGCTGTGTTGGCTGTGACGGCTCGGTGGAATCATCCGTTGTATTAGTCGCAGATTCCCCTTGCTTTTCCACGAGAGCAACAATCTCAGCTTCCGCTGCTTCCGTCACACGCTCGCGATTCTTGTGAGTCTTTTCGTATTCTAAAATCGCCATGAGCTGCTCTTGCGGCAAGCCACTCTTCACTAGCTTGAGGACTTCCCCTTCAGTCATCTTGTCGTATCCCTGAACAGGTTCCTGTCCGCTGGGAGGCGGTACGGCTGGAGGAGTGATGGTGCTTTGGGTAGGATCAACTTCCCCAGAATTTTCTGTTGTATTCATATTAGGATCTCCCTTAATGGTATAAGGTGCGGCAGAAGAGATAGGCTGAATCTTTCTAGGTTCGGGAAGTTGAATCTTCCGAATATCCTCCTCTTTCATATTGTTCTTCATGAGGCCATCGAGCTTAGCTTCCAGCGTAGCCAGCGAGTTCTGAACTCTAGTCAGCTCTTGCTCCACTCGCTGGGATTCCTTTGACATTGTCATCTTCTTCTCTCCTTATATATCTAGCGTTTCTATTTCCTGCTGCAATGATGGATCCATTTCATTTGTCTGCTGCCGATTCTTGCCGATAGTATTATCTTCAGGTTTCGGTGCATTAGCCGCTTGCATCTTTAGTTCATTCTCCATCTTAGCGGCAGCAAGCTCTTCTCGCTTCATGGAATCTTTCTTGGCTTGCTTCAGCACTTCCTTCGGGTTCTCGATGTCGAGCGGCAGCAACACCAAAGCTGTTTCTTCGTCCAGTAAACTCTCCCCAAAGGCCCAAGCTACTGCATCCATAACCATACGCCCGTTCTGCGTGAGCTTGTTCCACTGGAGCTGTGGGTCTTCGTTGCCTTCCCCGATGTTCACGAAGGATTGGTAGGCAGCAACAATCCTAGCAGTATTCAGAATCCAGGGGGTGCAGCCCTTCTGCCGAGCTCCGATGAAGACTTCGAAGACAGGCATCTGAGTCTCGGCAGAAGCTTTGCTTCCCTCAATTGCGTTGCCCAGGACGAACTCAGGGATCTCCAAATGCTCCAGAATCAGGTAGAACAGCAGACCAAGAATTCTTTCTGCATCTTGAGCGAAGGAACCAGGACTTTCGTAAGAAAAGGTAGCACCCGATAGCGTCAGAACGTCAGACATGTCGATGGCAATTGTTTCTGATTCTTTTACCGACCCGTCTGGTAATCTGTTAGCTGTCTTGTTGCCGTATCTTTTCCAGAAGGCATTAAGATCCTGTACCGTATTGAAAGCGATGACAGGTGTTGGACGACCCTGTAAGATGTTACCTTCTACCGATGCCTCTAAGATTTGCCCGTAGCGATGCAGCAATTCTAGCAATGCCTCAGCTTCAGGATGTCCAAATTCCTCTCCCTCTCCAGGATGATTAGGAACGTGAACGATAGGGATGATTCCAATAAGATTGGCATATGTAGTACGGCGAGGAGTACCATAGGAAAATTCTTCTGTGTGTACTCTGCGATCGACGTAGTATTCATCTGTAATTATCATCTTCCTAGCACCATCATCTGGGTGCGGGAAGACCTGCCGCACTCTCCAGCCGATGCGCTTGCTGAAGTCTTTCTCATCTACTATCGGATCTACGCAATCAGGCGGCAAGATAGTAATCGAAAGATCAGAGTTGATGACGAAAAAAGAATCGCCATGCTTGAGGCTACCTTCGTAAACACGCAGCAAATCCTCATGGTGAAGAGCAAACCATTCTTCCACACGCTTCTTCTTGGTCTTGCTCTTGTATAAAAAGGTCGGCAGGGAGCCAAGTACCCATGCAGGAATCTTATGTACGATGGGCCGTATAAAGAGGCCAGATACTTCAAGCCCCATGACTTTACAATAATAAGCTCTTGTCCAGAATTTGTAGTCTGCTCGACCCCAAGAGTAGGTGGGTGAGCGCAAAATAGAACTCGTACGACGAGTCATCACCGAAAATTGGCGTGTAATATCTCGCGAAATATCGTAATAGAGCTCGGTAATTCTACCCCAGATCTGATTGAGTTGCATTGGTCGCTCTCGTAGACGTTCTGATCACTCTGGTAGTGCGTACAAAGGGCGAACGGGTCTTCAACGAGACCGTTGCGGCCCCACCAACAGCTTCTGGTTCGAAATTTTCTTGCTCTGGCATCTGCCCCCGTCCCGTTACGGAAGCAGATACCATTGCAACATCACCACCAAGAAGGATTAAGCGAGCACATTGCCCAAGAGCGAAGCTAGTGGCACGATCATCATGTTCATATTCCGGAGCTTTTAAGGTACTCCCAACGATTGAGGCCAGTTGACCATAGGTTAAGAAGTCATGTATTACTACATCCTTCTCTTGTATAGCCTTTGTACAATGTGTGTACATCAAGGCTTTACCCTTAGTTGTATTGTGCCACCCAGGACGGCCGTCAAAACCGTTGAGAGTACCTTCAAAACCGTCTTCAGAGAGCTTTAGTAGCACCGCATGTCCGTGATTATTGCGCTCAACCAGCACGGAAGCCTCATTGAAGTAGCCAGCCAACTTCTGAATGTAATCGCCAAAGGTGTTCGGCTGGAGCCTTCCGGCCAACACAGCTACTTCCTCACCCGACATAAGATCTAAAACTGTCGCTGAAGACTCATCAGAGTTCGGATTGCCTTCTGCAGGGTCTACTCCTATTACATAAGCACGACCATCTTCTGGCTTTTGGAATACTTGTAGACCAGGCAGACCCACGTTATCATCACCCTCTAACTCCACGAAAACGGTTTCTAACCAATCATGTGGAATTCTCTTATCCAGAGAGCGAGGCTTTAGGGCTTCAGAATCTGTAGCAGGATATTGTTCATACAAGTCATCGAGCGCACTTGTACGAGACAGTATATCCTGCTTCTCCATCTCATACCATTTTGCAGTCCGTCGGGGATGGACATACCAAGGCAAGAAGATGTGCGCCCAGGGTGTCCTCCCAGCTTTAGCATCTATATAGATTTTCTTAAAATCAGAAACAGGTTTATCCTTATCAGCTCTAGAGAGTAGTATCATCTTCCCGCCATTTGCGATGGTAGGCTTGACGGCACGAAGAAGGCTATTTAAGTCTGGTGAAAGGTCTGCTTCATCCACAATAGCAAGAGTAGCAGTATAAGAGTCACCAGCAGACGTAGGAAAAGAGCGTGCTGTGGATTGATTTTCCATGCTCCATTCGTGAGCATTGTCTGTAAAGATACCGTGACCGCTCTTCATCCACTCTGGCAAGCGATCATACATACCTCGAAGACGATCTTCGGATAATAAATAAATTGCATCTATATCTCTTTTACTAAATATCAATATAGATGCAATAGGTCTAAAAATCATACTCCATAAGGCGTAAGCTAAGACGAGCCAGGTCAAACCGATCTGCCTAGCCTTGAGTACGACTGATAGCTGATTGCTATGAATGACGTCGAGAGCGGCGAGCTGTGCGGGCCAGAGTTCAAAAGGAACCCATCCATTATCTACAGTATCGTAGATATGGCAATAGTTCTTGATGAAATATTCAGGGCTTTGATAACACTTTCCCAGCTCTTCTGCTTCCGATCTTGTCAGATTGAAATCAGGAGATGTCGAGAAGTTGCCCTTCCGCTGGAGCGAACTCTTTCTCTTCGTCAATCTTTGTGATTCCCATTCTCATAGCTGATATTAAAGTAGCAGATGTGATACCGATAGAAGCCCCATTCTTACCTGTGACTTCCTGACGTTCTGCATATCCTCGCTCTTTACCAAGACGGCTCAGAATCCACTTGGCATCAGTAGTGTCACCAATGTTTCCAGCACGTTGAGCATCTTGCGCCAACTGCACATTTCGCAGTACCACAGACTCGCAAAGATCCACAATGGATTCACGCTCTGTATCGTACATCATCTTGATGAGCGGATTGGAATTGATGTACTCTTCAGCTTCCTTCCACTCACAGCCTAGCTTGCGAGCGATGGTAGTGATGATACCACCACTACCAGAGATAGCCTTGATAACGTCTTGATCAGTAAAGTTACTCATATACTTGCGCCTCTCCATGCTTCGCCAGTATCATTCCGTAATTATTGACGCCTTCTGGAATGGAGATTCCAGCTTTTTTAATAAGCGTATTCTTACGGAAGCTACTATAATCTACCAGATGCTGCCATCGTCCCCACTTCTGAGTTATGGTCACAACATCTGGATGCTTCTGCCGTAGCTCCTCAGCCATCTTCCAGCGACCATCTCCCTGATAGTGCGGAGTCATGCCACCCTTGACGGCCATCGTAGTGATCTTCTCGGCAAGGAAAGCATTGAACTGGATTACACAGTAGCCATTCTTAAGAGCTCGTAGGCAGAGATCAGTATCATCATTGTAGAAACCTTCATTCCTAAATAGATTGCCAGCCGCATCCCTAAAATTAGTCTGGAGCAGCATGTTAGAGTAAACTCTAGTGTTCAGAATGAAGGGGTCACACTTCTTCTTGCGGGGTACGAACATCTCGTAACGCATTCCAGCAATAGGTACATTTTCATATCGCTCAATAAAATCTTCCATTACATTAAGAAATGTACCAGAAGTAACTCTGTACTTTATATTATGAGCCAGTCTGTAGAACTCTCGGATGTTGTCATCAAATGTCCAGAAGCGTTCTACGCCCAAGCTCTGTGCATAATCCCATATCCAATTACGAGTGACGACAAGTCCCTTGTCTTGATGCGGCGGCACAAGTATGTTATCTTCCCCGACGACGGGAATATAGTGTTCAACTTGTTGTGGTTCCACCACAGCCTTGAAGGGTATGTTGAGCCGCTGGAAAGCTGCGATAGTGTAGGGGGTTTCCCATCTGCCTTTAGTGGGTACGAAGACAGGATATCTAGGATTCATCTAACACCTGATAGACTTTAAGGTCAGCGTTCTCTTGTTTAGGATACCAGATAAAGGTACTTTTAAGAGTTAGTTCCTGTCCTACAAATTCAGAGAATTCTTCCATAGCCTCTTCGCTGGCAAAATGCACCTTGACGGTAAGAACGGCCCCAAAGGTATCCTTCTGCTCGAACTCTGGCATCCCTACCCATTCGTCTTCAGGGTTATTGCCTCTACCAATCTTACCCAGTTCCCCTACAGAGAAACCCCAAGCTGTGAGATCAGCTACTTCAAAATTAGTAGTCAGGATCTCCAAGTCCCAGTCACCACCCGCACGATTGGCTACGATGTTAGCTTGCTCGGCTTGCCGCTCTGACCATTGCACTTGGCGATAGGCATACTTATTTCCCTTCCACACTATGTAGCCAAGAGCTACTGTGCCTTGCTTATCGGGGAAATCATTTCTATAAGTTATAACAATTTCACAATTATTTATATCAAAGATTCTACTGCGCTGGTTGCCACCGATAATCTCATTGCTATTAAGGTCATGTACTATACCGGAAAGATCTCCCAACTCAGATAACCAAGTTGAGAGATCTTTCTCCTGCTTATCGCTTATACGGCGAGGATTCTTATGGTATGGCTTCATGTTGACTCAGCATCTATAGTTTCAACAGGAGAAGTAAGATAGCCAGCAATCTGATTTTCGTGTTGCTCAATCCCACGTCGCATAGCTTCGATGAGCGTGCGGGCATCTACATTAACTTCTACCTTGTTATGGATAGATGCGGAATTGGGTGTGGAGCCATAGCCCCTATCGCGAGCTTGCGTCTTCAAATAAAACATCAGCAAGTTGGGATCTGTTTGCATTCCTTCAACTAACAGATCTTCAGCCTGATCTTTAACAAACTCCTTAACTTGCTTCTTGGCTTCCATAGTATCTGGATGACGTGCCATGTAGCCGATGAGTTCTCCTCGAGATAGCCCTAGTTCTTTGGCGGCAAGCCCAACATTCCCCATGTGATTGCGGATTGCTAGAATTACTATGTTTTCTTCGAGGTACTCGGCTTGTGGAATCATGGTCGCCGCTTCCTGTGGTTCGTCGGAGCTTGACTACATAACCGTAGCTTACCACAATATATGCCACTTGTAAAGCCGTGTGCCACAATAAAACACATAACCCACCCAAAGCCTATATATAATGTATGCCAGCCCGTTTGTGCGTTGGCAGCAACTATGCTATACTTATTTATAGCTGTATAACAGCCCCAAATCAATATCGAACCCAGAAAGGTCGATGTAATGCTAGAAAAGCAAGTGGCAACAAGTTCCAGCTCTGATAGTGGAATTGGTCGCATAGTATTTCTTCCTGATGCCAAACAGGATTTTTTGTTTTTCATACCTCGAGTACAAAATCCAACCTTAAAGCTCCTTGAAGATAGCATGTGGTTCAAGATAGTAAATGTTGAACATGGTGTTATCTATCGTGCAGCTACTAGCCTAGAAGCTCTGTACTGGCTTCGGGATAACTTGGGACAGCTAAACCTAAGCCCTGAAGTTAACAAGTGGCGCACGCATGTCAGCTCTGTATTAAAAATAGAACCTATCCAGGACTTACCCCTCTTCGATTTTCAGCGCGAAGGTGTTGGTTTCTTGCTGGAACGTGAACGTGCAATGCTCAGCTTTTCCCCAGGACTCGGCAAGACTGTAACAAGCATCACGGCAGCAGAAGAGTTATATCCCAAAGTTACCAACGTCTTAGTGGTTGCACCACTGTCCTTGCTGTATATGTGGAAGGCTGAAATAGAGAAGTGGTCTGGCACAGTTGATGACAACTACATCTTCATTCTTCATGGTAAACAAACTCTCGCCAAGATGGAGTCACGGAAGATAGGTCAAATACGATGGGTGATAACCAATCCCGAGACGGCAGCGAAAAGTGTTCCTAGCCTTCTATCACAGAATTTTGGCTTATTGATACTGGACGAAAGTATCCTATATAAAAGCCGTGATTCTAAACGTACAAAAGCAATCGCAAGATTAGCTAAGGGTATCAAGTATGTTTGGGAACTGACTGGCGCACCTGCCAATCGTATGCTCGATGATATATGGAGCCAGTTTCATATCCTAAAGCCAAAGGCATACTCCTCGTACTGGCGGTTCGCCAGAGAATATTGCATGGTGAATCCTACGACTTGGGGAAACCAGATTATAGCGAACAAGCTCGGCAGCGAAGAACGTATCAAGGAACGGTTTAGAGATATATACTTCGCCCGTTCCCAAAGCGAAGTGCTTGATATACCAGATTGGCTGTTTACAGAAATAGACGTACCAATGGGTAAACGGCAGGAGAAGGCATATAAGGAACTATCTTCCTTCTTCTCTACCGAGCTAGAAAACTTAGATGAGAATGGTGCAGTTCTTAACAAGCAACTCGTTACAGTAGATAACCATTTAGCGAAGGTTGTGCGCCTAATTCAGTTGGCAAGCAATCCCATGCTATTAGACGGCGATAATGAAAGTGGTAAGTGGGACGCATTACCAGAGCTCATGGAATACTATCCAGGACCCTGGCTCGTATGGGTATCTTTCACCC